GTGCCATGATGGTATTGGTGGCAAATCCAATTGGTGCAGTTATCGCCGCATTGGTGGGCGTATTCGCAGCGTTAAAAGGGGCATTGACAAAGAGTGAGGATGGTATGGATGCCCTTGCCCGTATTTCATCTGTATTTGGGGCAATCTTAAATCCAATCATCCAAGCGGTATCCCAATTCGCCGCGTTGCTTGTCAATGGTTTGGCAACGGGATTGGAAATGGTGGCAGGGTTATTCGGAAGCGCAGCATCAGAAGGCGGAAAATTGGCGGATGTTCAAGACCAGTTGGAGGACCAAGAACTTGCATTGGCTCAACTTCGTGCAAAACAAAACAAGGAATTGGCACAAGCCCGTGAATTGTTGTCGGATTCCAACGCATCGTTGGCGGATAGACGAAAGGCATTAGAGCAAGTCCGAAAATCGGAAACCGAGTTAGCAACAAAGGAATTACAATTTGCCAAAAACAGATTGGCAGCGGCAAAGGAGGACCAACGATTAAATGGTCAAACCGAGGAAAGCAAAAAGGCAATCAGTGATGCCGTTGTTGCAACCCAAAATGCAGAAACGGAATTGGCAGCCAAACGGAGGTTGTTCAATCGTGAAGCCAAAAAACTTGACAAAGAAGAAGAAGAACGCAAAAAGGAAATGGCAAAAGCGGAGGAAGAACGGGCAAAGGAATTGGCAGCAAAACAAAAAGAATATGCAGAAGCCAGACGGAACGCATCCGATAAAATTCGTGAAGCAGACCGCAAAAATATAATTGATTCTATCAAAGACGAGGAAGCCAAAGCACGGAAACAAGCGGAGTTTGATTTGGATAATGCCAAGCGTGAAATCAATCGTGGCCAATATACGGCAAAGGAAAAAGCAAGGTTGATTGAAGAAGCGGAAGAAGCCAACCAAATTAAATTAACCCAAATTACCACAGATGCGGAAAAGAAACGACTTGATGAAAAGAAAAAAGCGGATGATGAGTTAAAAGCGTTTATGGAAAAGTCGGCCCAAGACGAAGCCAAATTTATTGACGAACAATATGCCAAAGAACAATTGCGCTTAACACAAACCATCACTAATGAAAAGGATTTACAAACCGCGTTAACTAATTTGGAATTAGACCGACTTACTAACCAAATTCAAGCAAGAAAAGATGCGGGGCAAGTAACTACAGATTTAGAATTATCATTGGCTAATAAGCGTATCGACATTGCCAAAAACGAAACCGAACAAAAAAAGGATTTAGCCAAAAAAGAGTTAGAAGCCAAGTTAGCCATATTTGATGCCACATCAACCGCCTTATCATCCATCACACAATTGGTTGGAGAAAGCACCGCAATGGGCAAGTCGTTGGCAGTGGCCCAAGCCATCATTGATACATACACGGGTGCAACCAAGGCATTTGCCCAAGGTGGTGTATTGGGTTACATCGGTGCGGCGGGAGTAATTGCAGCGGGATTGGCAAATGTTCGGAAGATTGTATCGACTGAAATCCCAGGTCAAAGCGATTCGGGTTCAGCACCAAGCATGGGGCCAAGTGTTTCGATTATCGGTGGCACCGTTGATCCATCCGCACAAATGGCAGCAAGTTTGAATAAGAGTTTAGGCAAACCCGCAAAGGCGTATGTGGTTGGTAACGATATGAGTTCACAACAAGCGTTGGATAGGCGGATTCAAACAAATGCAACATTCCCAGGATAATTAGTTTTATAGATAATATGAAAACATCATTTGATAAATTTATGGCTTCAAATGCCGTTCAAGAAGTGTCCAATGTGGAATTGGCAAGTGTTAAAGTTGATTTGGCATTAGGTGATAACTTGATTAAAAAAGCAAATGAAATTTATGCTTTAGCAAAAAAGGTTGAGGAAGGTTTAGACAATGCGTTTGTGCCAGTTAGGGAAATTGAAAGGGCAATCAATGGTTTGTCAAATAATCCAATCGGCTCAGAATTTCAAGATTTTATTAAAAAATTACAAGCATTAGAAGGCGAGTACCAATCAGAAAAAGCCAAGGCACAAGCCATGGCCAAAGAACTTGGTGTTCCGTTGCCAAAAATCAGTTGGATTGATGAAGTTAATGGTGTTTTAAGTTATGCACAGAGATCCGAGGAAACTGCAAGAAAAGACATTAACTTATACAATGCCATATACAAGGAAGCCAAGGCGTTGAATAGCAAATTGAGATAATGAGAATCGTTGAATTGATATTGGACGACCAACAATTGGCAAGTGGCATTGATGCGATAAGCATTGTGGAAGCCCCCGCCATTGAATCCAATTTCATTGCATTGAAATCCCATGAAATAAAGTTCGCCCAAGTGGATGCCGAAAAACGCATCTTGATGGGTCCAGTATTAATTCCCGACAAACCCATTTATCGCAAACAAGTGATGAATGGCGAGATGCAAGAATTTTATGTGTACTTTTCAAAGAACACTGTATCACGGGCATCGCAAATGTTTTTGATGAAGGGGAACCAAGGCAAAGCCACATTGGAACACGACATGGCGTTGCAAGGTATTTGCATGGTGGAATCTTGGATTAAGGAAGACATGGAAAAAGACAAGTCGGCCATCTATGGTATGAACGATCCGATTGGAACTTGGATGGGGTCATTAAAGGTTACCAACGATGAGATTTGGAACGACTATGTTAAAACGGGTCGTGTTAAAGGATTCAGCATCGAAGGGTATTTTGCGGATAGGTCAATGCCATTGTCAAAGGTTGAAACCGATGATGAAAAGTTAGCCAAGGTAATTGACATCCTTACCGAATTTCAAAAATCAAACAATATAAACAATTAAAGTATTTTAGATATGAACGCAACCGAAACATTAAACCGCGTATTGGCAACTTTGGGATTAAAGCCCGAAGCCACAATCGAGGTTGATTTGGCACAAGTTAAGACCGAGGATGGTCAAGCCACATTTGAATCAGACAATTTCGCCGTGGGTGAAGCGGTATTTATCGTTACTCCCGATGGTAACATCCCAACACCAGAAGGTGAATTTGCATTGGAAAACGGAAATGTAATGACCGTGGATGCAAATGGTACAATCGTTGAAATCGCAACCAAGGAGGAAGAAGCCCCCGAGGAAGAAATCATCGAAGCCGAGGATATGCCGATGAAGGACGAAATCGCCGAGGCAATGCCAATGGCAAAGAAAGTTGTTAAAAGCAAAACCGAAATGGAAGAATCTTATTTCAGCAAACAGATGAGCGAATTGGAAGCCAAGTTTGAAGCCCGTTTGTCAGCATTGGAAGGCGAGAAAATCGCATTGAGTTCCGAGAACAAGGAATTGACAGAGAGATTGGCAACTGAACCCGCACCACACACATTGCATAACCCAGAATCAAATGGACAAGCAAAGAAATTGCAATTCCACATGGGCAATAAAAGAGCCGAATCAGTAAAAGACCGAGTATTTAATCAACTATTCAACTAACCACGAAAATGAACAATAAATTAAACAAAATCAATTTGAGTGGCCCAACAGTTTCCCCCAATACCTACGCGGGTCTTTGGAGTGGCAAGTATGTGGCCGCTGCCCTTTTGTCGGGTGAAACCTTGTCAAAAGAACTTATCACATTGCACCCCAATGTTGCATTCAAAGAAGTAATCCGTAATTGGCAGAACTCTGTATCAATTGATTCTGCAACTTGTGATTACACAGACAACTCATCAGTAACTTTGGGTGAATATGTGTTGACCACAGTTGAAAAGCAAGTAAACATGACTTTGTGTAAAAACAACTTGCGTACAACATGGGAAGCAGCACAAGCGGGATTCAGTGCATTTGAGAAATTACCAGCAACATTTGAGGAATTTTTGTTAGCCCAAGTGGCCGCAGAAGTTGCCCAAGGTGTTGAATTAGGTATTTGGAAAACCAATACATTCTACACGGGTGGTATGGTTCAATACTTGATTGACAACTCGGCCATCATTAGTGCGGGTTCGGGTGCAACAAGTGGGTCAAATGTTGTTGCTCGTTTGCAATCAATGTTGGATGCATCACCAGCAGCATTGTATGGTAAAGAAGGTTACCAATTCTATGTTGGTCCTTTGACTATGAAGGCCTATCAAGCGGCGTTATCTGCGGGTAACTACAATTTCCAATTCTATGTTGGTGAGAAGCCAATGAACTTCCAAGGTATTCCCGTTACCATGTGTCCAGGTCTTAACGATTCGGATTGTGTGTTGGGTCTTAAAAGTGATTTGCACTTTGGAACTGGGTTGTTGAGTGATTACAACGAGGTGAAGGTAATTGACATGAGTGACATTGATGGTTCACAGAATGTTCGTACAATCATGCGTTTTACGGGTGGTATCATTGCTACTAACCCAACCCAACAAGTTGTATTAAACATAACCTAATAGTATAGGATAGATATAAACTTGGGGTGGGCATAAACACCCACCCCTTTTTTTTTAACCAAGATAAGAACAAGAACATGCCAAGTTGTGGAACATTATTAGGAAGATACGAACCGTGTAAGCAGTATGTCGGTGGAATTAAAGTAGCATACTTTATTCCATTTGAATTTGCAAACCGCGTTACCAAGAACGGAACGGGTGTTGTAACATTGATTGACAATGGTGCAAATACAACACCAATTGCAGCCCCATTTTGGGAATTGAAAGGTTTGTCAACTATGGAAACCACCATCACCGCATCACGCGATAATGGAACATCAATGTATGAAACCATCTTTACATTGTCATTTAAGCCAAGTGGCCTTACCGCCGTTACGGGTGATGTTGACATGGATGCGATTCAGACATTGGTAAAAGGTAGATGGCAAATCATCGTTTGGGATAGAAACGACCAAATGTGGTTGTTGGGTGAAACTTTGGGTTGTGATGCCAATGGCGGATCAAGTTCATGGGGTGTACAGATGGGTGATGCCCGTTTGAATACCATCACTTTTTCAAGCCAAGAGAAATTGCCACCCGCAATCGTAGATGCAAATTCAGCGGCAAGTATCGCATTGGTGATTACACCAGTGATGCCAGTTTAATTTTAATTATATTTCTATGTTTAAGCCCTCACCATTCGGTGGGGGTTTTTCATTTATAACAAAAAATGTATTTCGCGTTTTATAACTATGCACATCAATAACGCATCCACCAATATCAATTTCACATCCTTTGTGGAATTTACGGGTGTATCAACGATTGAGGTGTGGCACAAGCCCACCAAAACGATGGTGACGGCCACAAGTACCCCAAGCAAGTTGTATTCGTTCTACACGATGAATTTGCCATCATTAACCGCCATCAATGCGGTTGCACAAAACACCGATGAGATATTAATTCGTGTATTCAATGCAAATAATTTGGTGTGGGAGTATTTAGGGTATTGGATTGTGGGAACAACCAACATTAACAACACTTGGAAACAATGGGATACAACGGCCCCCGTTTCACCTAATTGGATAACATTATGAGTTTAGAATTTATACAACTACAATCATACACCGCCCCATCCATCATTGAGCAAAAAAACAAAGATTGGGTGCAATATGGTGACGATAACAACTATTATCAGTATTTGATTGACTTGTATCATGGTTCACCAACCAATAATGCGTGTATCAAGGGCATTGCAGACCAAATTTATGGCAAGGGATTAGAGGTGACAACAACATCGCGCGACTTACCAGGTTACATTGAGTTCAAAAGGATGTTTAGTGCCGATGATTTACGCGCGGTAATTATGGATTTGAAAATGTTGGGACAAGCATCGTTTCAACTTATCAAGTCAAAGGATAAAAAAAAGTATGTTCAAGCCAAGCACTTTCCACAACAAACACTTCGCCCCGCCAAGTGCAACGACAAAGGCGAGATTGAAAAGTATTACTATTATCCCGATTGGGCCAATATCAAGCGTGGCACACAACCCACAGAGATACGGGCATGGGGTTACGACCAAAACGCGAACGAATGTATATTAACAATCAAACCATATTCAACGGGTTCGTTTTACTTCGCACCCGTGGACTACCAAGGCGGTACGCAATATGCAAACTTGGAAGCGGAGATATCCAATTTCCACATCAACAACATCATGAATGGCCTTGCGCCTTCTATGTTGATAAACTTCAACAATGGGCAACCACCCGCCGAGGTTAAAGATACGGTTGAATCACAAATCAAAGCCAAGTTTGGCGGATCGTCCAATGCGGGTCGTTTTATTATCAGTTGGAACGATGGCAAGGATTCGGCTGCGGATATCACACCAGTACAATTAAGTGATGCCCACAACCAATATCAATTCCTAAGTTCGGAATCAATGCAAAAGGTTATGATATCGCATCGCGTGGTATCGCCGTTGTTATTGGGTATTAAAGACGGAACGGGATTTGGTAATAACGCGGATGAA